CCGGAGCCCCCGTTGGCAGGTTCCCATAGGAATGATAATTGTCTGATGACGAAGCAATCCAATGGGTGCTCACTACCCCATCAATATCAACGCGGGAGTACCCGCCTACGTCCATGCGGCGCTCCGCTGACCCACCAGCAGCTGTATATTCGGCACGTATACGCAGTCTTAGACTGGCAGGAGCCTCCGGCAAAAACCATGTGTTGATTTCACCAGCGATCTTCTCCCCGTCGCTGACGTCGTAGTGCCAGACCAGCGACGACGAGACCGCGTCGATGAGCTCAACCCTGATGTCCACCAGGCCGACAGCATCCGACCCGACTCGCGAGAACTTGGCACGCACGTTCCAACGCTCGCCATCGATAACCTCGGCGACGGTCGAATTGGTCAGGTAAGTGGTGCGAGAGACCGCAGAGCCGAGCGCGGGCACCCCGGAGGCCTTCCACTCGTCCGCGAGCTTGCCCACCGGGATGTAACTGAACCAGTTTTCCGGGTTGGTATAGATCTTCGGGTTTGTGAACGTCCGGTTCGCGGGCTTCCACCCGTAGTTCGCGAACAGTAACGAACCTGTACGGCGAACCGCCGGCGTGAGCAACAGTCTGGACACCCCTGATCCCCGGTAGCGTCGGGTTGTGGCCGGGTTGTCCATCCACGCGTTGCGGGTTACGGTCTGATCCCAAGTGTGCGTGTCCGTACTCGACGTAGCCGCATCCCCCAAATGTCCCGACGCCACCCACGCCGTATCGACTGTGGACTGGAACTCAGGATCCGCCAACACGTTCGCACCCGACCCCAGTTTGTCGGAAGACGCAATCACTGGCGCTTCGATGTAGCCGCCGTACATCTGGAGGGCGTTCACCGTGAACGCATCGAGCGCACCCGCCGCCATGTTCGGAGCCGACACCATCGAGTCGCCCAGCCGGATCGCGCCATCCTCGCCCGGGAGGAGGATCTCATCCGCGAGGTACTGGGCTCGGGTCCACCCAACACCGTCCCACACGAACACATACCGCGGGACCCCGTTGACGGACTGCACCCATTCCGCGCCGACCAGCCAACCACCTTCGGGGGGTTCCGGTTCGGTCTCCGAGTAGCGGCGTACGAGGCCGAGTGCGGTGCGCTCGGAACGGGCCGCGGCGTCCATCGCGGTGTCGGCCCGGGTGAGGGCCTCATAGACACGTACCGCGGCCTCAACAGCCACATCGAATGCAGCCTTCGAGGACCCAGCGCCGGGCGCCATACGCTCCGGCAGGAAGGTGTTCTCGACCGTGCTGGTGTCGGTGATATCGGTGAGATCGCCCAGCTGGCCGGCCTGCACCTCAGAGAGCGCGCGAGCGTCGCTCGCGTCGGTTGCGGCATCGACGAGACCGGCGCTTTCACCGTTGTCGAGTTCGACGGAGGTGTGCGGGATCTGCCGCGTACGGGCGCCTTCGCGGGCGCGCTTCGCGTCGACGAGTTCGCGGGCGATGCGGCGTTCGTCGCGTGACACCATGAGTCCTCCTAGGCGGGGTCGAGATTGATGCGTGCACGGGTGCGGGAGACCCACGACCACGACCGGATCCGGGCAAGCCCCTGCCATGTCGTGCCGATCGTGGTGACGCCGCGCACGGTGATGATGTCGCCCACCTGCCAGGCCCCGATCGGGGTGTTGGGGTGGTCGCGGACGGTGATCTCGAGCGGGCGCGGCTCCCCAGTTGAGGCGCGCAGCACGGTGCGGGCGCGGGCGCGCATCGCGGCGTTGGTGCGGATGCTGCGATCCTCGACCACGACCGGGCGCCGCATCCGCGGGGACGGCTCGGACAGCGACACCCGCACCCCAGCACTGCCTTCACCCGCGCCGACGCCGATCGCGGCGTTTGCGTAGTCGCCGTCATCGAGCTCGAGCGGGTCGAGAATGTTCACCGAGGTGTCGAACACCAGATCGTCCCGGCGGGTCCCGGCCCTGGGGTGGTGGATGACGATCGCGACATCCGGCGCTCCTGCTGAGTAGCGGGTGCGGGTCGTCCACTCGAACCCGCACTCCGCGGCGAGGGCTTGAATCTCCCGGTAGGTGTCGGGGAGGTCTTCGCCACTGATGACGTACGCGCCACCCTCCGCCTTGCGTCGTTCCCTCACCGCGTCATACGCGGTCTTCGCGGCATCGTAGGCGGCCTGGGCTTGCTCTTTCGTGGCGCGGGCGGACGCGAGCGCTCCCCGGCCTGCGGCGAGCTCCGCGTTGTAGCCCGCGAGAGCCCCCTGATAGGCGGCCTGCCTCGCGGTGACGGTGGCTTTCGCGGCTTCGATCTGGGCGGGGTCCCCGCCGGTCGTGACGAGCTGCGCGACCTGCTGCTGCGCCTGCGCGAGGAGGGCCTGCGCCGTGGTCACCTCATCCGAGAGCGTCGCATCGAGATCCTGCACCTCTTTCGTTTGCTCCCGCGCCGTCTTCGAGAAGCCGTCGAGGGTGGCCTTGCGGGCGTCCATCGTGGCCCGCGCCGCGGCCACCTGGTTATCGAGGTCGGTGCCGACCCTGATCGGGGTCGACCCCTCGACAGTGCACCCGTACCAGCCGCCAGGGAGCGACTGCAGATCCGTGATCAGCTGCCGCACCACGGCGGCGGGATCCGCCCGCACCGCCCGCACCAGACCCTCGTACGGCACCCCGGACGGGTACCCCACGAGTTCGCGCAGGGTGAGATCCCAGCCCGATGCGCCGAGCGTTGCCGACTCGACGACGCCGGTCCAGTGGCGGCGCGGGGCGCGCGTGTCCCCGGACTCGATGTGCACAAGTGTGCCCCACCGCTCGAACATGGGCCGCCCATCATGCGCGAGCGGGCGGTGCGCGGCCGGGGCGGGCACGGTCGCCCGCATCACCCCGTACGCGGAGAGCGCGAGCTCGCCCGCATCCGAAGACACGAGCGGCGCTTCACGGTCGAGCCACTCCCACGTGCCGTAGCGCTGCAGCGCGAAGCGCAGCTGCTCGATGCTCATAGGTCCCCCTGGAACTCCCACTCGATCACGACGGAGGTCTGATAGTCCGCGCGCCAGCTGCCGACACCCGAAGAACGCACGCCCTGCACGTTGATGTACTGGGTCGTGCCGCGCAGCGCTTCCGGGATCACGTGGGTGCCGACGACGAAGTAGTTCTCGCGGTTCGCCGTCGACGCGGCGTCCTCGATGATGATCGTGTTCTGACCAGGCGGGGTCGACGCGAACCCCGTGCGCAGGCCGGCGACCGTGATGCCCCCGGCACCAGGGGTGAACACGATCCCGGCCATGTCGCAGCGGATGATGATGCGCGTCGCCCAAATCGGGATATCTACCTGGGGCCGCTCACTCGATTCGAGCGGCCATGATGAATACCCACTGGTCGGCATCGGTCGCCCCTCACTGGGGGCACCAGTCGGGTAGAGCGTGACCGAACGCCGCCTCGATCGCGGATTCGCGACCTGGCGAAGATCCTTGATCATCTCCTGCTGCACGTCCCCGCGCCCGGCGGGCAGGTCGATGCGGGCGAGTGCGATCCCGGTTCGGTACTTCGAGTCGAGGCCGGGTACGTCCTGCAGGCGGGTCACGCCCGGGCCGACATCCTCGAAGATCTCGAGCCGGTACCCGTTGTACGTTTCGGGGTCCGCCGGTTCAGGCCAGGCGGAGTTCCGCGCCCACGGGTCCGCCACATAGAGCGCCACGAGATCCGAGCGGCCTCGATCGGACGGTGCCGGGGTCACGCTCAGGGTCGCGGTATCCAGGAGCGAGGCCTGGTAGGTCTCGCCCTCTGCGTAGCGGGAGAGGATCAGTGCCGACCCGAGACGCACCCGGATCCCGTCGAGCGGGGTAGCGAGGGTCATCACTTCGAGGTCCACGGGCTTCACCACTCCCTCGTCCCCGTTGGTCGCGGCGAACGCAAACCGGCGCCCCTCCTCGACGGAGGTCTTCACGCCGGCGAGCGCCCACCCGCCCACCTCGTAGTTGTCAGCCATCAGATACCTGCCTTCATGTCGCGCCACCGAAGGGAGGCGCGCGCCTGCCCATCAGAGGAGACGCCACGGAGGGCCAGCGAATGCGGCCCAGGAGAAAGAACGAAGCCCGACAGCAGACTGCTATCGGGCGTGAGGAACGGGGACGGGACGCCGTTGATGGTCTGCAGCATCCGGCCGGGCCTCGCGTCAAGCACCGCAACCTGATCATGCGCGAGCGCTTGACGTGTGCGGCTACGAAACGCTCCCGGCACCTCAACCTCGGCGCCCGCACCAAGCGGGCCCTGCACGCTCAGCACGACGGGCGTATCGGTATCGCCACCGACCTCGAACCACGTCGCCCTCACTGTCGGATTGTGGGTGAGCAGCGGCCACTCAAGCGGCCACTCCCACCCGTCCCGAGGCTCGGGCGGCACGAGCTGCGTCTCCACAGACCGCCACGACTCGCCCGCCCCATCGAGGAGGTAGGCGCCGGTCGTCGACGGGATGAACGGCAGTTCCGCGTAGATGAGGCCTACGCTCTGGTCGGCGTCGTCGAAGCGGGGCCGGCGGGGCCGGCCCTCGATCACCTGCAGGCCGCCCATGACGAGCTCGGCGACCTCACCCGCCTGGGTGCGCACGGCGTCGCCGCGCCACACTCTCCCGAGCTCGGACCGGGCTGCGAGGGCGAGGCGGGCGCACTCCTCGACCGGGTACGGCGCCGTGGTGAAGTCGATCTTCACGTGCACGGTCACCGCACCCGGTTCGAGGGTGTCCCGCCCCATCCAGAGGCCGTCCGCACCGACGGGACGGACGTCTTCGACGTCGACGCCGTCAGCGTCCTGCTCCCACTCCACGAGCTGCACAGGGTGCGCGGGAGGGCCGAAGATGTATTCGGTTCCGGGATATCGGAGGATCCAGTCGCCGTACATGCTCACCCCTCCCGTTCGTACTCGTCCATCAGCTGGCCCAGAATTGAGACCGCGTTCCGGAAATCATTCGACGAGGCCTTCTCGCCGATGTTGATCGTCTGTGCGAGCATTCCCCGCCGGCCGCGGCGCCGCTCACGCCGCTGCACCGGCACGGCCCCTACGGGAGGCCGGCCCGACACCGCGGAGGAGTGGTTCACGCCGCCGCCGTTCGCGAATGCTGGGATGCCGCGCAGCGCCGACACGGGCACGACGGGGAAACCGAGCCGCGCGAGTGCGTCCATCGCGATCTTCGCGTTCCGGGCTTCCTGGCCCTTCCGCCCCGAGATGAAGGCCTCCCAGCCGGTCTCGGGCTCGGCGAACTTGATCAGCGGGGGCCCGCCGGCGAAGATGCCCGTCGGGAACCCGCCGCCGTTCGCGAACGACCGCATGTCGACGCTGCGGCCACTAGCGTGGCCGACGACACCGCCGTCGGCCTTCGTCATCGTGCCGCCGCCACCGGTGTACCGGACGCCGACTTCGGCGACGCGATGCCGAACCAGATTGTTGAGAATCGACTCGACCGCGTCAGCGCCCGACTGGGTGATCTGAATCTGCTTCGTGCCGGGGATCGCTTCGACCTTGAGGCCAACGTCCCGCAACCGCTGAATCACCGCAGGCGAACCGGGGTCATCGACCGTAATCGACTTCCCCTCGGGGATACCCTCAAGCTGCAGAGCGAGCGCAAGCGCTCTCTGGTCCACTTCGGATATGGTCCCGTTGTCGGTGAGCGCGGTGGCCACGACGGAGGGCACATCGAGGTAGTGAGCGGTCAGGGCCGCGATCTTTTCCTCGGCTACGCCTTGGTCTCGCATCGTCTGTTGGAGCGTGGCGAGGTAGCCATCCCCAGCCTCTTGCGCCGCCTTGTACGCCCCAGCAATGTCGCCGTTGGCAAGGGCTACGTCAGAGGCCTGTCGGGCCGCATCGAGCATGCCACTGCGGGCGCGATCCATGGTGTTGTAGAAATCAAGACCAGCCTGGCTGCTCTTGTCGATCTCCCCGGTCCCGGTTACCAGCGACGCCCACAGGCTGTTGCCGGCCTCGTCTGCGCGCGAGAGGCCCTCCGCGAGCGAGAGATTGGTCTCCGATAGCTTTGCCTGGGCCTCCTCAGCCGAGACTGAACCGCCCTTAAGCTCGTCGAGTGCCTGCCTGAGTGCCCGCACACGCGTCTCGGCGTCCTGCGTGATGTCGCGAGCGACCTGCAGCGCCTCGTTGAAGCGCTGGTTGGAGCGGCCCGCTTCGGACATGGCTGCGGCGGCCTCACGATCGGCCTGGATCATTTCGTGTTTCGCCTGCTGCGCGGCGTCCACAGAGGCGCGGTGCTCCTCTAGGATCACGTTGAAGTCGCGGACATGCCCCTGGCCCTCCATGAAGGTGGCGTTCCATGTGTCGGCATTCGCGTCTCCAGTCGTCATCGCGGCCGAGTACTTGTCGACCGCGGCCGTGACCCGCGCGTATGCCTCCTCATTTCCGAGAACCGCCTGCTGCACGTCGCGGTAGCTGACGCCGATCTGGTCCGCGAGATCCTTCGCCTTGGTCTGATCGAGGCTCGCCTGAACCTGCGCTGCGGATGCCTCTGTCAGAGCGCCCGTCGTCTCGTTCAGAGTGTCCTTGAGCGCAGTCACGCGTGCATTGTGCTCTTCGACCTTCTGCTGTGCGGCGGCGTTCGCCATGGCCCAGGCTCCGACAGCGGTCGCGACGACGGTCAGTGCGATTCCGATTGGGTTCGCGAGGAAAGCGGTCTTGAGCGCGTTGCCGAGGCCCTTCACCGCTGTCTCGGCCCCCATGGACGCGACAGTGAGCATGCCCATGGCGCGGCTGTGCCCGCCGAGGGCGGCCTGCACTGCGGCCTGCTGGCCGAAGCGCTGCAGGACCTCCGTCACGGTGCCCAGCGGGCCCTCGAGCGACTGGGTCGCCTTGTGCATGGCGAGGAACGCGAGCGCGCCGGCGAGCACGGGTGTGGGGATCGCGTCGAGCAGGCCGATCGCGGGCCGCAGCACCGCGGTGAGGAGTTCCACGCCGCCGGCCACGAGGGGGAGTGCGCTGTTCAGAGACCCGGACAGGATCACCGCGAGTTCGCCCAGGAGGGGCAGCAGCGGCTTGCCTGCCGCGAGCAGATCACCGAGGGCGGCTCGCACCTCAGGGGAGGCGGCGGCGAGGCCCACGAGCGCCGCGACGGCGGGGTTCGCGCTGATGCCCAGCATGGAGAGCATCTGCCCCAGGGGGCCGACGTTGGCGCCGAGCGCGAGCACCGCGCCAGCGGTTGCAGCGATGCCGGGCGCGTGGTTCGCGAGCCGATCGAGAGACACCTCGAGCGAGGCGGGGTTCCACCGTTGGATCGACGCCTGCGCGGAGTCGAGGCCCTGAGTGAGAGCCGCGAAGAACGGCATCCCTCGCTGGGTGAGGATCCCCATGACGGGGACGGCCTGCTTCTCGATCGCGCGCAGCACGTCGGCGACCTGGTTGCCCCAGGTGACGGCCATGCCGCCACCCTGCGCGGACACGAACGGCTCCGCGATGTGGGAGCCCAGGTCACGCTGGGCGGCCTTGATGCGGTCGACCGCGCCGGACCACTGCTGCTTCACGTTGTCCGCGGCACCGCCGAAGCGGTCCTGCATCGAGGCGACCAGGGCGTCGATCGCTTCCTTGCCGTCGATCTCGCCCTTGGTGACGGCCTCGCGGATCTCGGCGGCGGTCTTGCCCCAGGCCTTCCCGAGGAGTTCGGCGCCGTCGATGCCGCGGTAGCCGAGCTGGTTGAAGGTCTCGGCTGTGATCTTTCCGGTCGAGTTGACGTTGGCGAGGATGTTGACGACTTCGGAGATCTGCTCGTTCGAGCCGCCCATCGCGGCGACGCCCTGCTGGATCGCGTCGAGGGTGGGGATGACTTTCCCGGCTTCCATGCCGAAGCCGATGAGCTGCTGCTGCGCCTGGATGAACACGCTCTTCGAGAAGGGCGAGTTCCGGGCGAAGGCGTCGAGCTTGTCCATCTGGGCGTTCGCCTGCTCGGTACCGCCCAGCAGCACCGACAGAGCGGCGCGGCTGTTCTGCTGCAGCGAGTTGTAGGCGACGCCGGTCTTCGTGAGGATCGCGAGGTACGCGCCCGCCGCGGTGACGAGTCCAGTGGTGGCGCCGGCCGCGGTGCGCACGGCGGCCTCGGCTGCGCGGCCGAAGCTTGCGCCGCGCTGCCCGGTCTCCTGCAGCTTCCGGCCGGCGCCGTCGAGGTCGCGGTGGAACTGGTCGACGCCGTCGAGGGTGAGGGCCGCGGAGAGGCGGCCGACTTCGAAGCTCACGTGCCCTCCTTCTTGTCGTGGAGGCGCGCGAACGTGGCGCCGGTCATGGAGTCGCGGATCCCGAAGAGGGAGATGATCACCTCCCGCAGCGATCGCCACGGGAGCGCGAGGAGTGCCTGCTCGTCATCGGCAGGCAGGCGGGGGTAGAAGCGCTGCAGGTCGGGCAGCACGCAGGACCGCCAGTGTTCGAACACGTGGGCCCACAGTTCGCGCGAGTCGATGCCTGTGGGCTCTTGGTCGGCTTCCTCGCGTTCTAGGCGGAGGTACTCGGGCCACCAGTCGGGTTCGGCGTAGAAGCCGTCTCCGAGGTGTCGGCCGCCGAATCGAGCCATGTCCTCAGCACTTCGTACTGATCGCCCAGCCCGGAGGATCGCATCACGCGTCCGAGGGCTTTTGGGTAGCCACCGCCCGCCTCGTCGAGGAGGTCCTGCACGGCGTCGATGCCGCCGCCGCCGGTGTTCCAGAGGATCGCGGCCTGCGCGATGACCTGCTGGCGGGCGGCGCGCATCTCGTCGAACTCGCGCATGCGCCGGTTCGGGGCCTGCTTCCGCTTCTTCGTGGGGATGCCGAGGGCGAGCTTCGTGAGCCGGTCGGTGTCTTCCATCACCCTCTCGGCGCCGTGACCGTGCATGGTGGTGCCGAGGGCGACGCCGATGAGGAGCGTCTGGATCTCGATTCCGACGGAACCGGGGACGGGGTACACGGTGTAGTCGGTGCCGTCGCCGAAGTCGATGACGAGGTTGCCGTTGAGCTCGCGGGCGGTGATGGGCATGGTCGTGCTCCTTGAAAGTTTCTGGGTCGCGCGAGGAGGGGGTACCTCGGGGGCGCGGCACGACCAGGCGCGCCCCCGAGGAGTAGATGGCGGCAGGGTGTTAGCCGCCGCCGTTGGTGTCGTCGGCGAGGGCCGGGTTCGGGACGACCTCGCGGTCGCCCTTCGAGGTGAGCGTGAACGTGAAGAACTCGATGTCGGCGTTGCCGGTGTTCTTCCGCTGGAAAGACACCTCTGCGGTGAACTCCCACGAGAGCTCTTCGATCCACTCGTGGTAGACGCGGACCTTCACGACCTTCTTGGTGGGGTCGCCGCCCTTGAGGTGCGACTGCGCCGCGGCGATTAGGAGCGAGATGAACGGCTGCACCTCGCCGGCGGAGTTCTTCACGGCCTTCGCGTCGAAGGTGACGGTGAAGGTCTCACCGATCGTCGAGGTGTCGTCCTGGCCGCGGTTCGCGTAGGTCGTGCCGTCGGCAGTCTTCGGGGAAGGGTTGGGCTGCAGGCCAGTGATGTCCGGGGCGGTGAGCCAGGTCGGCTCAGCGGGCGACACGGGCGGCGCGGCGACGTCACAGTGGTACTCGTAGGACTGGCCGTTGAGGCCCTGGGTGGGGGCGGGCGGGGTGTAGGGCATGATGCCTCCGTTCTGGGTACGAAAAAGCCCCCAGCGGCTGCCAGGGGCTCAGGGTCTTGGGTGAGTGCTCAGTCGTAGCGGTTGCCGCGGAACGTGAAGTTCTGCGTCGTCTCGAGCGACTCCGTCGACGACGGTTCGCCCCACGAGGTAGAGCCGGTTTGCCGGACGCGGTCGAAGTCGATGCCGCCGATCGTGAGCCGGGTCTTGTCAGGGAAGATGGCGCGCATCTCGTCGAGCCAGTCGCGCACCTCGAGCGCGCCGAGACCCGGATGCCGGGCGCGGATCTGCACTCGGGTGTGCTCGACGTTGAGGTCTCCCGCCTGCGGCAGGTAGGGGGTAATGACGCACGTCGCGATCGTCTCGGCGCCGCGCCCGCTGGGGGAGTGGTCGAAGTAGATGCCTCGCACGCCGTCCGGGTATGGTTCCGTGTCGTGGTTGGGGTTGTAGACCGCGAGGCCGGCGGCGTGGATGCGTTCGGCGATGCCGACCATCAGGCGGCCCGTGTACCCGCGCGGCACGTACGCGTTCACGACAGCCCCTCTCCGAGCCGGGATGCGATCGCCTGCTGGTACTTCGCCTCGTTCTCCGTGAGCGGCCCCTCGAGGTACTTCGCCTGCCCCTCGTCGTGGCGCCAGTCGAGCTCTTCGTGCTGGCGGGCGGCGTACGGGGTGTCGTAGGAGACGTAGGCGGTGAGGTTCCCCTCGGTCGCCTGGGTGACCTGTGCGGAGCCACGCAGCGGGCCGCGGTCGATCGGCGCGAGCGGCACCGAGTCACCGCGCAGCAGCTCGGCAGCATGGTTCAGGGCTTCGGCGGCGTTGGCGTTGATCATCGCGGAGACGATGTCGCCGTTCCACTCTGTACTGACTCCGCTCATCGCAGCTTCACCTCCAGCAGATCAGTGAGCTCGGGATGCTGGTATCGGCCGCACACCTCAACGTGCGCAGTGCGCTCGTCCGGGGTGCCGGCCCAGATCGTCACCCGCGACTCCGGGGACGGGACCTCGGCGACGGCCGACCGCTCGAAGTACACCGTCGCGTTGACGGTGGTCTCCTTGTCGTACTGGTCACCAGTGAGGCGCGCAGCGTCGGCGATCAGGGCGCGCTTCACGCTGACGGCAGGACCGTAGATGCGGCGGTTCGCCGCACCGCCCGCGTACGGCTCGATCGTGACGAGACCTCGGTGGCAGAGCAGCCGCGCGAGAGCGCGCTCGAGGCGCCGCGGGGAGAGCGGCCTACCCATCGAGCACCGCCCCCGGGATGAGGCCCGCGACGCGCAGCGCCCGGATCGCTTTCGGAGAATGCTGCGGGACGCTCTGAGCGCTGCTGACGCCGCTGCGCCCGCCGCCGAGGCTCAGCGGGCCGAGCGAGATCGACTCCGCCGGAGCCATCACCTCGACCTCGTCGCCGTACTCCGCACGGTGCTCGGCCTGCGCGCACGTCGCGTCCCTCAGCGCCTCACGCACCTTGGGGTCGACGGGCATGTCGTCGTGGTCGACGCGGTACACCGCAGTGAGGAGCATCTCGTCGACCTCGAGGGATGCGTCACGGAGGAGACGAGCCGCACCCGCAGGCGGGGAGGCCTCGCCGAGCCAGGTCGCGTACTCGTCGCTGGTGGCGTAGGTGCGGCTCATCTCTGCTCCTCTACTTGCGGCGCCGGGGCGCGGGCTTGGCGGTGTCGGGCTCGTCGGGCGACGGAGCGCTCTCAGCGTCAGGCGTGGACTCGACGGTGTCGGCCGCGACCTCAGTGATCCCAGCCGACCCGAACAGCTCGCGGGTGCCGTCACCGGGCTCGATGTCGGCCGTCACGCCGTCGACGAACGGCACGCCGCCGAAGACCACGCGGCCGGACGGTGCGCGCGGGTCACGGTAGCGGGGCATCAGCCCTGCTCCTTGCCCTCGTCGCCGGCGGGCGGATCCTCGGCGGGCTTCTGCGCAGCCTTCGCCTTGTGCTCCGCGATGCGAGCGTCCAGCTCGTCCTTCGTGCCCTCATCCGAGAGCCCGAGTGACTTCGCTTCCGCCTGCAGCTTCTGCTTCGGCGTCAGCTCCTTGCCCTCGTCGCCGGCTTCGATCTTGTAGCCGTGGCGATTGAAATAGGCGAGCGAGTTCTTGTCGTCGGTCTCGCCGACGCCGTCGGCGAAGTGCACACCGGCGACCTCACCGGTGAAGCCCTTCACGGGCGTGTGAATCTTGGGTGCCATGGTGTGTCCCTCCTCAGGGTGGAAGTGGCCGTGTGGGCCGCGCGCTGGTGCTGCGGCCCACACGGTGGGGATGGTTAGGCGCCCTGCACCTTGACGCCGCGCAGGACTGCCGCGGCCTTCGTCGACTTGAGCGCGACGCCGACGGGGCCGAGCTCGACCTCACCGGTCTTCACCGCGCCCGCGGTGGTGAAGTCGGGCAGCCAGGTTTCGACGAGCTGACCGCCCGCGGTGGACACGCCGTGGAAGCCGTCGAGGGCCACCCGGTAGGCGTAGATCGACGTCGTGCCGTCCGCCTCGATCGGGATGATCGGCGTGTTGGTGCCGGCCTTCGCGCCGGGGTCGGCGAAGAAGATCCCGCCGTACGACTCGCGGGTGATAGGGCGGCCGTTCGCGCCGATGAGGTCATCGAACGGGTCGCGTACGTACATGCCGGAGCGGCGAGCGATCGCGCGGACCTTCGCGAGGCCCTTCGCGTTGCCGAGGATGACGGTCGGGGTGCCGTCGAGCAGTGCGAGGAACTCGTCGAGCAGATCCAGAGCCTTGAACGCGGACCGTTCGTCCGCGTCGAAGTCGGTCCAGTCCGCGGACGCCGACATCTCGGTGGAGGTGCCGGTGAGGGCCTTGTCGAGGCCGTCGAACCCGTTCGCGTCGGTTGCGGTGTCGCCGTTGATGACCTCGTCCTGGAACTTGGTCACGGTTGCCTTGATCTTCTGCGAGAGGTTCAGGGTGACCGCAGACGATGCTGCGGGCCCGACCTTCGCGATGACGCGGTCGACCTGGAACGACCCGCCGAGGGGCGCGAGCGTCACGGTCTTCTTCTCCGTGGTGACCTCGTGCCGGGTGTACTCCGTGTTGAGTGCACGGAACGCGGCGGTGGGCTGGGTCTTCAGGCGACGGTACCCGTAGTCGAGGGTTGCGCCCCCGCCGGCCGGGTTCACGGCGTCGTCGAAGGTGAGGGTGTCGAGGATGACGGACTCCTTGCGGAACTCGTCGATCACGGCGACGTCCAGGTCTTCCTGGGCGTTGTTCTTGGCCTCTGCCAGGGATACGGGCATGGGCTACTCCTTTCGGTTAGCTGCTGAGGGCGGCCGAGACGGCGCCCTGCAGCGTGGTGGGCTTGGTGGTCGTTCCACCGGCGGGGGTCCCGCCGGACGTGTGGGGGAGCGGCGGCGTCGGCGCGACCGCGTAGGCGGGGTGGTCCTTCACGAACTGCTCGATCGCGGCACCGAGCTTCGCGGTGTCGGCGAGGTCGACGTCCTTGACTGCGGCCTGGAACTTCGCGCTGTCGAGAAGCAGGGCGGCGTTCGCCTTCCCATCAGCGGCAGTCGTGACAGCCTTCTCGCGCTGGAACTGCGAGAGCTGGGCCTGGAACTCGTCCCGCTCCTTCTGCGCCTGCTGGGCGGCAGTCTGGGCGTCATCGAGGGCCTTCTGGGCTGCAGCGTTGTCGGCCATGAGCTTCTGCACCTGCTCGGGCGTGAAGCCCTGGATCTGCTGCGGTGCTGCCGGCTGTGCTGGTGCCTGCGGTGCGGGCGGGTTCGCCTTGCCGAGGTGCGCGAGCATCGCGGCGACGGCGGCCGGCGACGCAGGGGGAGCGGCGGGCGCCTGCCCCGCGGGTGCCTGGCCGCCGCCGGCCGGGGGTGCCGCGGGCGGGGCGCTGCCCTCACCCTCGATGAAGCGGATGCCGCGGAGCGCGAGCGGTGCTCGGCCGATCGACCATCCGCACTGCACGGGGTCGCCCTGGTGTCGAAAAGTGGTGTTCATGGGTCGTGCCTCCTCAGGCAGGGTTTGGCCCGCGTGCGGGCATGGTGGAACGCCGCGGATCGGCGTACACTGGTGGGTGTAGGGCCTCCCCGGACAATCAAACGGCCGGGCTAGGGCCCTACTTCTTTGCGTCGAGCGCGATCGGAACGAGTGCGCCGCGGGACCACACCCACAGCTCGCGGATCTGGTTCAACGGGTTCCGCGAGTTGTACTCGCCTAGTTGCGTCCGCACGAGTTCGTCGAGGACGTGCTCGCCGAAGTCGAGGATGAACCGGTCCTTGGTGAAGCCGTGGTTCTTCCGGGCTCTCTCGACTGCTCGTTGCACGAGCTGCTTGCTTGACGCGTAGCTCGGGTTCGCGGGCCGCTTCACTTCGACCTCGATGCCGTCATGCGAGAGCCACCGAAAGTCGTTCGTCGGTTTCCGGTTCGTGCTCTTCGGGATGAGCCGCACTTGGTGGCCGGCGTCTGTGAAGCGCTCGTAGAAGAGCACCTCGTGCGGTTCGAGATCCCAGCGGGGGCCGGTCTGGAAACCGAGGCGGCGTTGCCGCTGTGCCCACGTCTGTTCCTCGCGGGGAATGAGTGGCGGGGTGGGCGTCTGCCGGCCGCGCGGGTTGCTCGTGCCGCCGTCGGCGAAGTCGAGCTGCTCTCGGTAGGAGCGCCGGATGATGCCCGTCTCCTGCACATGCTTGCGGAGCGCGGCCTGCGCTGCACCGATCTCGTCGGGGTCCCCGTCTCGCTTCGCGGCGCGCACGTCGCGCTCCAGCTCGCGCAGCTTCTCCCGTTCGGCCTGCCTCTGCGGGTCGTGCGTGGTGAGCCTGTTCGTGTCCGTTCCTCCCGGCAAGCCCGGGATGAGGGTGCACCGGCAGTTCGGGTGTCCCCACCCGGCGGCACGCATCTCGGCGAGCGTCCCGTCGACGTGCAGCGGGGTGGGCGCCGCGGTGATGGCGTGCGGCACGATGATGTCGCCGACGGGGCCGCCGTCGGTGACGACCTTGCCCTGCCAAGCCCCACACTTCGAGCATGCCGAGGATCCGATCACGGGCGTGAACGTCGTGATACCGGCCGCCGACATGGACGCAACGCTCTGGTCGCGCCAGGCGCGCGCCGCGGCGCTCCTCGTAGCCATCTCCGAGTAGGCGCCGATCGTCCACCGGCGCCCGCCCTTGTCGACGAAGCCGGTGACGCCGTCGGCGAGGTACTCGTCGAGGATGCGACGGTGCAGCGCCTGCGACGTCGTCATGCCCGCGAACAAGGCGCCGATGTGCTTCGACGTCATCGCCTGGTAGGCGTCGGCCGGGGCGCGCAGGATCCGTGCGTTCAGGGCGCGGAGCGCGTCGCGAAGGTCGAGTTCGACGGCGGCCACTGCGTAGGCGCCGCCCGCGGTTAGCGCGGAGACGCTCGACGGGGCGTAGGCGGGGAAGTCGAGCAGGACGCGGGAGATCTCCGCCGACGCGCCCATCGCCGCCTCAGCGGTCGCCCAGCGCGCGAGCTCGTCCGGATCGACGGTGCGCACGAGCCGTTCGGCCTGCTCTCGCAGGTGCTGGATCGCGCGATAACGGGCGAGCATGTCGTCCGGCGCGTCGAGGTGCTGGTCAGCGAGCCGCTCGAGCGTCTCCCGCAGGGCGTCCTCGATGCGCCGGTAGCGTTCCGCGATGGCGTGGCCGATGTCGTCGATCCACGCGGCGGGGGAGTCGCCGGGCCACTGCTCTGCCATGGCGACCCCCTCGCGCTACTGCTCGTCGTCTTCGGGTTCGTCGTCGACGCGGCCGAACGTGACCGGGTCGGGCGGCTGCTGCGCGCCCTTCTCCTTGAGGATCTGGTCGACCTCGGCCTGCACCTGGTCGTCGTCCCACTCGGGGTTCACGCGCTTCACGGCCTGCCACTGCGAGATCGCATCAGCCAGCTTGAGGATGCCGATCGTCTCCGCCTCGGCCTTCGGATCGGTGCGAGACAGGTCGGGAAACTGCACGTTGAGGTCGTACCGTCCGCCGCCCTTCCCGGGGAAGAGCAGCCCGTCGAGCTCGAGCGCAACGCTCCCCATGCGGGAGAGCACGCGCCGATCGTAGAGGTTCTTCTTCGCCCGGGTGCGCTCGGTCTGCTCGGTGCGCTGCTCGATCTCCGTCGCCGTCGCCTGCCCGCCCTTCTGGTCCGGGTCGCCCCACGACGACGGTGAGTATCCGGCCTTGCGGAGGATCTCGCGCATGATGCCGCGCATCGTCTGCTCGTGCTCCTCGACCCGGATCTGGAACTGCTGCGGGGTGAGGTCCATGCCGTCGCCCGCCTTGCCCGGAGTGTTGAGTCCGAGGAATAGTTCCTGGTAGGTGTCGAACGCTGCGCCAGCGCCAGGCCCGAGGCTACGGAGGTAGGCCTCGGGGACGATGAGGCGGCCGGCGCCGAGCTTGAGGTCTCGCATCCACGAGGAAAACGCCTCGTCCATGGCGCCGAACAGCGGGATGCACTGGTTGAAGTCGGAGCGGCCCGCGTCGGCGAGCACGCCCTGCTTCCGCCAGGACCAGGCGGGAGCGTTCGGGAGGTAGCCGGCGGTGAGGCGGTCGATGCCGGTAAGGATCCTGCTCTCACCGTCGACCAGCGCGGCGTAGGCCTCGGTCTCGGGTCGCTCCTGCAGCGGGACGCGCTGGCCGAGGTTCGTCTGGGTGCCGCGGTAGAGGGCGTGCTCGATGTAGCCGGGGGCGTGGTGCTCGAGGTGCCGCCAGTACACGTGCCCATCGAGGTACTCGGACCAGAGCGTCACCTCGACGAGGCGGCGCTGACGGAACACGGGCACGGCGGCGTCGGCTGCCGCGTAGTCGAGCCACACGTGATCCTCGACTTCGGTGTCCCAGCGGGGGATGATCACGGTCGCGCCGAGCGCTGACTTGATCTCTCCCTGCGAGTTGAACATCGCGTGAGCCTCGTCGCTGTTCATGAGGCCGTCGAGGCGAGCGAGCGCCTTCTCATCGTGCTGCTCGTCTCCGGCGAAACTCGTCTCGGGCGGATCCGAGTACTGCAGGTCGGACGCGAGGGTCGCGAGGTCCGCGGGGATGGGCACGTGGAGGCGGGTGCGCTGCTGGCCGGCGGGGACGGGGCGCCCCCAGATCATGGTCGACATGGCGCCGGCGAGGCCACCGCGGCGGGCCTGCCCGTGGCGGGTGTGCGTCGCTCCGCCGCCCTGAGCCCCGTAGATAGACGCGAGGGCCCGGGTGTCGCCGGTGAGCCAGGCGTCGTTCTCCGCGTACTGGGCGTAGGCGTCAGCCCAGGCGGGCGGGGGCCAGGGGGTGTTCGCGGCAGGCATCGGCATGGTGGTTACCTCCCGGTATGGTCAAGAGCTATGGATGCTGGTCTGATACTTACCTTTGTGGGCGTAGTAGCCGCTGCGCTGCCGTTCTTTCTGGCGTGGCGAGCTGGGGCTGGCCCAAGCAGAAAGCTGGAGTCGCTCGTGGCGACTCTCGAAGGGCTGCCTGATCCCTCGATCGCGCGGTCCAACATTCTGGAGGCAATCGACTGGGTTTCCCGCGATGTAGTCCGGCGGGAACGAGGAGGTACCAGTCTGTACTGGTTCATCTTGGGCTTCTGCCTCTACTTCGCTGGTGCGATCGGGACAGTAGTGATGCTCTTTGACGCGATTCGTGGGTACCAACTCTTTGGAGCGCAGTCGTATATTTCGAGCAACTCATTGTGGTTTGCGTTTGGCAGCACTCTCCTGGCTGTCGGCGGCTTGATGCTTTCTGTCAAATCGCGGGCGCATTCTCGGCGCCGACGTGTGCTTGCGAAGTTGGATGAGCGCGAGATCCGCGAGATAATCCGAGCGCATCGGCGGGATTCAACAGCACGCACGGCTAGACAGGGAGGCCGTAAATCTCGTAGTGCCACTGCCCGACGGTCGACTGCACCGCGTAGCGGCCGGCGTCCATGGCGTGGTCGTCGCGCTTGACGACTTCGTCCTTGCCGTCCTCGGCTGCCTTCGAGTCCCACTCGTACTCGGTGACTTCGGCGAGGAAGGTGCTGCAGCGGTCGGTGACCAGGAGCTTGCCCTGCGCGAGGAGTGAGCCGAGGGTCTGGATGCCGTCGAGCACGGCGTTGTCGGCGGCCCACGACGTGACGTGGTCGTTGTGGAGCTGGGAGCGCATGGACGCGGCGGAGGGGTCGAGGAACACGAACTCGGGGGCCGGCACGTAGACGTCATCGGTGCCGTGCTGTGTGCGCAGCCACTCACGGAAGCGGCGGCTGAGTTCGATGTCGGGCAGGGTCTCGCCGTGGTGCTCCGAACTGGCGTAGTGCCACTCGTCGATGAACACGAGCCGCGGCTGTTCTTCGTCTGTGATGCCGAGGATCAGCGCCACGGTGGCGTTGGTGGTGCCGTAGTCCATGCCCACAGCCAGCGTGCGTGCGATGGGAGGGAGGTCGGCGTGACGGATGAGGTGCTTCTGCTCGTCCCACATGGGGTAGACGGCGCCCTCGGCGTTGGTCCATTCGCCGCGGATGAAGCGTTGGTAGAAGACGCCGGCATACGAGGCCTTCATTTCGGCTTTGAACCGGTCGCTCAGCGAGGGGTTGTCGTCCATGGTGAACGCGAAGTGGATGAGCGACTTCTTGCGGGCCTTGAGGATCCACTGCTTCCGCAGCCAGTGCGACTTCGAGCCGGGGTTCGTGGTCGCGAGGAGTCGGGCGCCGTCGACGCTGAGACGGGTGACGAGCATGTCCCAGAACGCCTCGGGGATGATGGTCGCCTCGTCGACGTAGGCGAGGCTGACGGTGAGGCCGCGGATCTTCGTCTCGCTGCTCGCGTCGTTGGCGCCGTACAGGTGCACGGTGCGACCGAGGATGGTCGCGGTCTTCGCGCCCGGCGTGTACTTCACGTGCTTCACCAGGGGGCCGAAGATCTCCGGGTTCGTGAGCAGGCTGAACAGGTTGCCGTTGATCGTGTCGAGCGTCCTGCCGACAATGATGATCACACCGGTCTTGGGTGCGCGGAGCACGGCGAAGAGGAACGCGAAGAGCGAGATGAATGTCTTGCCGCTGCGCACGGCGCCGGACCAGAGCGCGATCTTCGCCCGCGTGCAGTCCGCGACCGAGAGGAGCTGCGCTCGCGACATGATCGAAGTGAGGCCGGCGAGCGCGTCCAATCAGGCCTCCTCGATTGTCTCCGTCCCTGGTGCGCGCAGCACCTCCGCCGCGGCGAGAATGCCTGCCTCGAGCGACTGCACCACCGAAGCAGCACCCGACACGTCGGGATCCTTCTCCACGATGCGGGTCAGCTTGTCGAACGTGATCCCTGCCGTCGTGACCGCGTTGCGGATCACCTCGACGGGCGGCTTCTTGAGCAGATGCTCCGAGTACGTGTTGTCGCGGCCGCCGAAGCTGTACACGAGGTACTCGCCGTCGAGCGAATCGAGAAGCTGCTCGGCACGGTGCGCCATCTTCTCCGCAAGCCGCGTACGCGCCGCCGCCAGGTCGATGCTCTTCGCGGCCGTCGCCTCCGCGGTCTTCGCTCGGTCGAATCCGATCCCGTCGGCCTTCGCCCAGCGAGAGATGGTGGACTTCGCGACACCGAGCTCGCGAGCGATCGCTGAGGCGGAGAGGCCGTCGGCGTGTAGCTTGCGGAACTGTGCGCGTTTTGCAGAGGAACGTTCCGCGCTGGTTACCAAGGGCTTCCTCCTCGGAGAGATTTACCTGTGCCTAACGGGTAGACCCTCCGAGGTCCGCGAACTGACACGCCGGGGGGAAGGTGTGAGGGAAAAATCTTCTCGGGACTCCAGCCTGTGGATAACCACCCAAGAGACGCGGAACTCCGCCGAACATTCTCCCCAGGTAATGATCACAGGCGGTGGAAATGAAGTGGAAAACTACAGCGTTGTAATTACTTCATCTTGTGGTTGGTCCGGGTGTGGTTCACTATATGTAGAGAGACCAGAAAAGCAGGAGGCCGCCCAGCCTCGGCCGGGCGGCCTCCATATGTGTACCAAACCTGAAACCCAGTTGGCGCTGGGCTCAACCGATCCCGAAAGGGGACCCCTATGTTGTCACTGGCTTGTCCGCTCCACGCTACACCTAGATGCTTCAATAGCTCAACATTGATCGTCGGCGGGCGTGTTTGTACTTGTGGGCTGAACCGCGTGGACTACCTGCTCCAGGCCGGCCCGCTGAGCTCAGTTCCTCGAGAGGGGGTGATTTGAAATGGCAACCAAGCGTGTTTCTCGCACGATCAGGCGCAATGGCGTGACCGTGCGCGTGACCGGGACTATCCGCACCAAGTAGGCCGGCGTCTTAAACGCTTGGCCCCCGTAGTGAGAGGAGGTGAATATGAGTAAGAAGTCTTCTGGCGGTTCGTATCGTTCCGCTGTGACCGGACGGTTCGTGACGGCTCGCTATGGCAAGTCGCATCCGTCGACGACCGTCCGGCACGCCCCCAAGCGGGGCAAGTGATCCACTAGATCGATGTCCAAATTAGACGCGGAGCCGTCCCCATAGCAGTGGGGACGGCTCCGTCCATTTTAGAGAGTTCTGGGATGAGTGCAATCTATCTTCACGGGCTGAAAGCCTGGTCCTGTCGCTCGGCCTTACCTTCCGGAAAGGCGAGGTGTTTCGCGTACCGGCCCATTTGCTCAACCATCACAGTAGGGGGTGACACCGAGAGCGTGTCAAGAAGGTCATCCTGCGGCGTGTCGCCCGCCATGGCGCGGATCCGCTGCTGGTGAACTGGGTCGGCATGAAGGCGTCTGCGCAACTCGGCGAGAAGGAGCTCTTCGTCAACAGTTCGTCGCCCGATATGGTCGAATCCCATTGGCATTCCTTCTCTGCGCCAACGTTGAATCGTGCGAACGGAGCGGTTGACCCGCAAGGCGGCGAGTCGATATGTTAGGCGGTTCTTCGTGTCTGCTGGCATGATTCATCCATGACGTTCGATGCTGCGCTATCTTCGCCAGTTGCTGGCGCTCTTGTCGGTGGCGGTATCGCTCTAGGAAGCACTTGGCTCGTCGAATGGGCGAGGCGTAAGAGTGAAGCGGTGGGTTACGAACGGCAGGTAGCCGAACGTCACGAGCGGGAGGGCCGAGAGCTGATCGAGCATCTGCTCGTACTCGAGCAGCATCTCAACGACCCCGCGACTGCTGGCGGTGCTCTGGACGAGATCGAACTGCCGGATGACCTACACTCTCGGATGCTTGTCGAAATCGGAGGGTTGCATAGGGACGACTGTCGCAAGCCTTTGGAAGAAGCTCTCTACTCAATCACCGCGATCGGCATCGCAGGTCAGTTTGGCACCCTAGACAGGCCGCTCGCGCGGTGGCAAAGGAGGCTATCGCGGTGCATGCTGCGAATTGCTTCGGCGGCCTCTCGCGGCGACTCGCCAGATGACGAGACGCTTGGCGTAATCGCGGAAGCGAGTGGCGCGATCTCAGAAGCATGGGAGCAAGCCGAGGAGATGTTCTAGGCACTGGAGTAAGTTCTTCCATTCGACCATTCCTGCCCGCAGGTGTCGCACTTCGCCCCCGTGAGCCCGTTAACTCCCCAAATGGGGCTCACGGTGCGCTGTCCGCAGGTTGGGCAAGGCCTTGGCCTGTACGCCCGGAACTTCGGCTCTGCTCGTGGGTAGCGCTTCCGCATTTCCCTGATCGTGCCGACGAGGTGGTTGGGGGCGTCCCCGAGCTTTCCGTCGTGCGCGAGCTGTTCGAGGTCGGTGGTCTGGTTGATGAGCCAGGTGCGAATCTCCCCGGCCCAGGTAAACGCCTGATCTGGTCGGCAGACGGGCAGGCCCTGGGGTTCGCGCGCGCCCTGCCAAAGGCCGTTGCGCACTGGCGCTGGGGCGAGGATCCCGGTGTGCTCGGACACCTCCCTCGCGAACAGGACGAGCTCGACGTACAGGGCGTCGGCGTCATCGGCGGGGTCCGCGTTGTAGGGGAGCCGTGCCGGGTCGCTGCCACCCGACACCCGCACCGCTTCGGTGTCCTGAGCCCGCACGGTCGTCTCCACGAGCTCACGCATGTGCAGGATCTGGAACGGGGCCTGGTCGAGGTGCCAGCGGAACCACTCGGACCATGTGCGGTCATCAATACTCATCGGTGACTCCGTCGTGTTGCTGTGCGAAAGTGAGCGCATGAAGATCTTTATCGCCTTCTTGTACGTCATAGCGGCCGTTCTTCCTTACCTCGGGGCCCGCCGACTCTGGCTGAAAGCGACTGCTGACGCACGGGCTATTCGCCAGGCTGAGAGAACCGTCACCGGTGAGGGCGCCTCGTATGATCAGGTGGAGACGGCGATGGAGGTGCTCGTTCCTGCACTTGAGGAGGGCGGCGACGCCTCCGGTCGGGATCTTTGGTTGATTGGCGGCGGGTTGGCTTTCGGCGCCATTGCGAGCATCTGGTCGCTTTGCCTCTAGCTGGTTTCTCATCGCCCGCCACCTCGAAGCCATGCAGCTACGCCTCGGGCGATGAACTGGTGGCGAGTATCACCCGCAACGGGGTGCCCGCACGAGTTCCACTGCACGATGAGTTCCATGACCACGCCCGCGAGCTTCTCCTCGTCTACCGTGGGCGGAGCAGCAAGAGCGTCAGCGAGTCTTATCGCGAGAGGCTTCGGTTCGTCAGTGTGTGCCCACCCCTGAATCAGGGCATGTTGATATCCGTCCCGCGCCTCCGCGATCAGCTTCTCGCGGTCGGGGGACGGAGCGGGCTTTTCATCCCAGCCGTTCGGGTCGCGAGATAGTTCCGATGCGGCGAGGTCATCGTTCACGACGTACTCGCTCGGTTCCTGCAGGGCGAGGCGATGCGAGCAGCCCAACTTGTGACCCTCGGCTCGATGGCACTCTGCGCACCCGCTCGGCTCCTGCACGGCGACACGAGCACCGGCGAGAGCGATTCGTGCTGTGGCGCGATACCGGTCCTGCACGATTCTATGGAAGCGCTCCCACGGAGTGTTCTGCTCCTCGGCGCAGAGAGCCCGAGCAGCCCCCTCGATCTGCTCCTCGGTTGGGTTGCCCCCGAGCAGACCAGCAGCACGGATGTCGGCGATGACCTGGGCGGCCTGTCTCGGTCGCGGCAGACCTTCGCGCTGTGTCTTCACCAGAGCCTTTCGGGCGATCTGCTCGGCGGTCGGGTTAGGTGTAGTCGTCATGGTCTAGTCCTCCTTCTTTCGGCCGCCGTGGACGCCGCGCTTGTAGCAGATGCCTGCGGTGAAGCCCACATAGCTCGGGTGTGTTGGATCGTCGTACTCGCATACGTGGGCAAGTCCGAGCCTCTTGCAGATCGCGTACAGACAGAGCGGCATCTTCACTCGCTCTCACCCCCTACCGGCAGCGCAGCTCGCCACCGTCGTTTCGTCTCGGTCGGCGCGACAACTTCACGGGGTCGGCTCTTGCGCCCCCATTCGCCTCCACCGGCGAGCCCATCGTCATGCCAGCCGGCCGCGCGGAGCGATACGCCCGGCTCCGACGCGAGCGTGTAGGTGATGATCTTTTGCGGCTCGTAGCCGAGCGCGATCCCGGCTCTGCGCAGGGCGCCGTAGATCATCGAGCAGGCGTTCCGGGTGCCGTCGGTGCAGACGCGCAGGACCTCGAGGTAGCCCTCGGCTTGCAGCACGCGAGAGACGGGGCGGCCCGCGATCCCGACGCCACGGATTGCGCCGTGCTCGTCGACTACGGAGACCGAGAATCGGTGTCCGCGGGTTGGCCCGTGGTGCCGATGGTTCTCGGCGACGTATCGGTTTGCTTCTCGCAGGCTTATTGGCGCCACGAAGAGATTCGCCGAGCTGGTCATTCGTCGTTCCTTTCGAGGTTCAGTTCGGTGGCGGGGATGCCGAAGCGTTCGAGCGTTTCAAGCTGGTTCGGGGCGAGCGGGAGCATGCCGTCGATCGCGGCGGCCACGGCGCCGGATCCCGGGAAGAGGTCGGTGACGGTGTCCTCACCAGGTGCGTAGCCGAGCATGTCGAGCACCCAGCGCGTCCACTCGGCCGGTTTCGCGCCCGCGAACCCGCGACGCGGCGCAGCTGCGGTCAGGACGTCGGCGACGCGTAGCTGCTCGCGGCCGCGGCGGGCCTCCGGCACGAATACGATCACCGGCTCCCACCGCGACATGATCCGTTGCCCGCCCGGCATCGCGTTCGGGCGCACCCACGCGGCCACATGAGCAGAGACCGGGAGCGGGTGGTACGCGCCGAGCCCATCCGGGGTGGTCGCGATCGCCCACCCGTCGTACTCGTCTATCAGTCGTTCCATTAGTCGTCGGTGCTCGCCGAGGTGGTCCCAGATACCGGCGTCAGCGTGGAAGTCCGCTGGCGGCGAATCTGTGCGACCCCGGGTGCCGTCCCCGTACCAGCGTCGAGCCCGCGAGCGGGTCAGTAGCCGTGGCGAACCGTCCGCGGTGTCGAACCTTTCCGAGAACAGCGGCGGGTAGGGCGGATCCGCGATCGCGAGCATCACTTTCCGATCTCCGGCCATACGATTCGAACGTTACGATGCTGTCTTATGACCTGCGAGACGTTAAAGATTAGCTGCGAGATTGCCAACCTGGTTGAAGCCGTTGGGCAGGCGACTCCCTGGGAGAAAGCAGGGGTGGTCGTCGCAGCGATTGCCGCTCTCGGGACTATTTGGATAGCGATTCTCAACCTCCGTATCCTGCACAAACAGCAGAAGCTCGCGAGGTCACAAATGGAGTGGGAAAGTCGGGAACGACGTTTCGATCTTGCAGATGCCATAACTCTCGCCATCAAGGACATCGCGATCGACATTGCCACCGGTGTGAACCCCATGAATACGGAGCGTGCCCAAGAACACCTGTTGATCATGATGAGCGCCAGACGTCTCAATGAGCCCGCAAACGAGCGCATCGTTAAGTGGGCTCTAGATGAAGCTCTGGCCGCCGCACCAGATGGTGCGGTTCTACGAGTGACAGAGATCGCTAAAGTAGTCGGAGACTGGGCAGCGAACCCGAGTAGTGAGTCGGAGTGGCTTCTGAAGCAATCGGTCTGAAGCAGTTTTTTCGCCGAGCGTGCGCCCTCGGCGTTGTTCAGCCGACTTTTCATTTCGCGGCCCGTTCGTCGGCGCGGAACGCCGCGAGGCAGTTCGCGCACGTCGCCTGCTCGACCGTAACGACCGGGTAGGACGTGCTGCCGCAGTAGGAGCCGCGCCCGATCGGGGCCTGCATGCACTTCCGTTCGGAGGTCATCACAGCACGACCTGCCCACCGTCGGCGACGACCATGCCGTGCACCATGCGCAGACCTCGCTCGGCCATGTCCTCGATGATCAGCACGTCGACCCGCTCAGCAGCATCGATCAGTTCGATCGCGAGATCCCGCGCCTGCGACGCGGTGTACCGCATGCGCTTCTTCTCCTGCCGGAGCTCGATGCGCAGCTTGTCGTCGACCTCGACCGATGCGAGCTCGACCGTGATTCGTTCCTGAATAGCCATGGTGATCGCCTCCTAGAAGGGCTGCTCGTCGTCGAAGCCGCCGGGGGACTGCTGCTCCTCGCCGGCCTGCTGCTGTGCCGCGGGCGACCCCCAGGCGGGTTGGCCGTAGCCGCCGCCCTCGGTCTGCCCGTAGGTGGGCTGGGCCCCGTTCCCGGTCTTCGCGTAGCCGCCACCGGCGGGGCCCGTACCGGCGCGCGAGACCGCGACCGTGGCGAAGCGGAGCGACGGACCGACCTCTTCGACGTCGAGGTCGAGGCTCGTGCGCTGCTGGCCCTGGTTGTCGGCGTAGCTGCGCTGCGTGAGGCGGCCCTGCACGATGACGCGCATTCCCTTCGTGAGGGACGCGGCGATGTTGTCGGCGTATTCCCCATACGCGCGGCATCCGAGCCACAGGGGTTCGCCGTCGGCCCAGTCCCCGGACTGGCGGTCTCGCACGCGCGGGGTGGATGCGATGCGGAACGTCACCCACGAGTTGCCCGACTGCGACACACGCGCCTCGGGATCGGCGACGAGGTTTCCTACTACGGTGATGAGCGGCTCTCCGGCCATGATCTATACCTCTCCCGCCTCAATCAGAGGCGTGTTCTCTTCTGTCTTCTGGACGATGCGGGCGTACTCGCCCTCGAAGCGCAGCGTGCGCTCCCCGGGCTGCCCTTGCCGGTTCTTCGGCACGATGAACTCGATGTCGTTCGTCATGTAGTTCTTGCCGCCGACGCGCTTCTCGGGGCGGTGGAGCAGCACGATCGCGTCGGCCGCGTGCTCCAGAGCAGCAGTGCCGCGCAGGTCCGTGACGACGGGCCGGGCCGACTTCCGGCCCGTCGAGTCACGGTTGAGCTGCTCGAGCAAGACGACGGCGCAACCGAGATCCTTCGCGAGCGACTTCGCGTCGTTCGCCCACCCCTCCAGGTCCTGCGGGCGCGACCGTGACCCGGGCGGGCTCTTCACGAGGCCCAGGTAGTCGATGACGAGGAGCTGCAGGTCGCCCTTCCGGTGCAGGGCGCGCCCGAACCCGGTCACGTCCTCCCACCTCGCCCCGGCACGGTCGTACACCTCGAGCGGGAGCCGCTCGATCGCGGCCTCAGCCTGCGCGACCGCCGACCACCCGGACTCGGTGAGCTGGTGATGCTGCAGCGCCGACTGGTGAATGCCCTGCATCATCGACGCGAGCCGCTTCCACAGGTCCTTCTCCGTCATCTCGAGCGACACGTACCCGACCCGGCCACCGAGCTCAGCGACGTGCAAGGCGAGCTGCAAACCGAAGATCGACTTCCCGCCACCCGAACGGCCGGCAACGGTGTACATCGCGCCCGGCTTCACGCCGCCGATGATCGCGTTCAGCGACGGCCACGGCGTCGGCGTGTGCGGCACCTGCTCGCGCATCTCCGAGATGACCTCGGGCCCGACGGCGCCGATCGGGCGGGACTGCCTCAGGGTGCCGCCGCGCAGCTCCGAGATGATCCCGGACGCCTTCTCGATGATGTCGCCCTCGGAGTCGTCCCCGGCGGTCGCGATCGCGCGGATCGCGTCGGCCGCCTCCGACAGCTTGCGGCGCTCCCCGTGCCGGCGCACGATCTCCGCATACTGCGGCACCTGATAGCCGTAGGCGCCGTACCCGTTCAGCTCGTGCACGTAGAGCGCATCCACTTCATGGGTGCGGCCGGCGGCCACGAGGCGATCATTCACCGTGATCGGGGTGATCACGGTGCCGCGGTCAGCGACCTCGCACATCGTGATCCACACCGACACGTTCCGGGGGACCGCGAAGTCGGACTCGCGGACGATCTGCCGTGCCTCCCAGATCCGGGCGGGCTCCTCGAAGATCGCGCCGAGCAGGTACCCCTCGGTCGCGGGATCGTACTGGATGTCGGTCACAGTCCC